CAAATTCAAAATATCCTTGAAGATGTGGAGTTAGCGAATCTCCCACCTCTTGACCAAAACAAACATACTTAAATACATCCGTATTTTGGAACCACTTCAGATCATCATCTGTGTAGTTGTTTGCGGTAAACACAAAACGGTTTGTTCTGGCCATTTCTGGAAATAATGACTTTTCTGCAAGAAATCCTAGAAAATTCCAGGAAAAGTATCTTGAAGAGACAAACTGAAAACTCGCGCCGGCCCCTCCTCTCACCGGCCCCTCCTCTCCCGACCTACCTGCTCGCACCGCAGCGCCCCGTACCATCTAGACAGGCCCCAGCTGCTCGACTGGGGCGTGTGAAAACATCCATGGGATACGAAACGGTTTTAAAACGGTTTTACTAAAGTGGGGGTAAGGCGAAGCGTTAGTATTACCCCCCACTTTAGTGCACTCACTCTAGTGCACTACTAGTTCTCACAATTTGAAAATTCCGGGATGGCGTATAAGCGTTCATTTAAGCGTAAGTCTAAACGAACTTCACGGTACGGTAAGCGACGTTCTTACAAGACTGCGAGAGTATCTCCAAGGGTTAAATTGTATGTCAAGAAGGCTTTAGCCCGAAACATAGAGAACAAAGCAAAAGATGTCGAGTACACCTCGAAAAACTTCTCTAGTATAATTGATGACACATCAGTTATTAACCTTTTGCCCAATATCCAACAAGGGACTACTGAGTCCACTCGTATTGGTAATAAGATTAAGCCCAAGCGTCTCACTCTACGACTGAGCATTACCTTGGCCCCCATATCAGGTCTCATTGCTAATCCATCTCCCACCTACGTAGACATTTATGTCTTCAAGACCAAGTATCAGAATAACTGGGATGGTGCTATATCAGCTGGAGACATGAATGAGTTCCTTCAAAACGATTCAACCTCCCAACAATACACTGGTGCTGTTTTGGATGGTATGCGACCACTGAATCAAGATATATTCAGACAATGTATGCATAAACGGATTATGCTTTACAACGCTGGTAGTGCTGTGGCCCACTATGGTGCTACTGCCTCTATCAACCCCAACCGTATGTTGTCACTTGATCTAACAAAGTTCATTAAAAAGCAATGGACTTTTGATGACAACGTTGCACAATGTACTAATGATAACCTCTATATGGTTATAGGTACAACCCAAACTGATGGTGCCAGTACGTTAACCTATACTACTGGTAACTATCAAGCTTTAGCTAATATGTCATATGAAGATGCTTAATTAATCAAATATTGATAATAAATCCCTTTCTAGCCAATCTTCTCCCCCAAATACATCATAGCTAATTGAGGGAATTGGATCACATGATCTATTCTCCTCTTCAATTGAGCCCCCTGCTCTATCCCAACCCACTCCAATTGTCCCAACACTTGATCGGGTGAGTATGGGCATGTTACAATGATAGTCTTGAAAAGACATTGGACTTGACCTCCCTTCGACTCCAACAGGAGAGGGTATCGATCGAACAGGTTTAATATGAAGTTGAACGGCATCTCCTTGTTCGGCCTGAAATCGTCGATAATTGCTGTATCCTGGTCCGTGTACCCACACCACCACTTCGTGTTTGCTACTTTCGAATACGCTTCCGGATACGTCTCCCAGGCCCACCGGGATTTCCCACTCCCAGTTGGTCCCCAAAGCCAATAAATCTCGGTTTTCCATGTTCTTCGAGGAGATAGAACTACTTGGAGAGAAGTTAGTCCCCGATGAAACTTTACGAAAACACTCGGATGACTCATCGCGACATCCTGAATGGAACCACCATTAGTCAGGATTTCACAAACAGTATCAAGGTCAGTTCTTTTACCTTGTCCTTTTGGCCTATCCCCTTTTTCAAAAAACACACCATCCTTTTCACAATAAGCGATGGCTTGTGCAGCAGTACCTCTTGCAGGTTCAATGTGTGGACGACAGTACAGACCATTCTCATTTAACAAAGTTATAACAGCTTTTAAACTTTTCTTTGAATTGTTATCAAATTCAAAATATCCTTGAAGATGTGGAGTTAGCGAATCTCCCACCTCTTGACCAAAACAAACATACTTAAATACATCCGTATTTTGGAACCACTTCAGATCATCATCTGTGTAGTTGTT